CAAGATCAAGAGTACTCATACAGTCACCAATATTGTTGCTGTTGCAGTGTTTCCAAAAGCATCTTTAACTTTAGCTATATCAGTACCAATTCCTGCACCTGCGGTATATAATCCTGTTTGGCTATTTATTGTTCCACCACTTGGATTAGATTGCATAGAATAAATTAAATTATTAGTAACAGGGACTGAAGGATATTGATTACCATATCCACCTAAACCAGTTAATTGCAGAGTAGCAAGAGAAGATAAAGTTGATATAGTTGGAGATAATATCATAGGCAATATTATAATATTTTCAGCACTTAATATAAATTTATCTTTTTTTAAAGTTGGTGATAAAATACTTGAATAACCTTCATTAAATGAAAATGAGACAGGAACAGAACCACTTGTAATAATAGAGTTATTTATAACTGTTATCAAACTAGCAGAAGATAATACATTTAATGTAATTGTTAAAATTTGACTTGCAATTGAACCTGATACTGTAGCATTTGATAATCCAGTTATTGCTTGCAATTTTGTTTGGATAGTTCCTACTGCGTCATTCCAATTTATTGCAGATGAATTATTCCCGTTATATGAAAATTGAAATGTTCCACTTGCTGCCACACCTGAAAGATTAGCTATTTGAGTAAGAGATAAACTTAAACCAGCATTTGTCACTAAACAATTAGGATCTGCTTGTTGTACAATAGTGGCCATTTGATTTATATTAATTTCTTCAGCTACACTAAATTTATAATTAGCAACGAGAGATGATATAATTCCTCTAATATTTGGCTGGTTCAATGAATTAATTGAAGTAGCTGTAAAAGATATATAAAGATTTTGCTCTGCTACAAAATCCCATAAAACAACAAATTGATTATTATCAATTTGAGTTATCGTATAACTAGTTTGGCCATACATGCCACATCCTGCATTTCTTTTTGCATATATATTTTGCGCTATTGGATTATATACACCCCAATAAAATGTATTAGTGACTGCATTATTTAAATTGTTATTTTTCCAAGATATATAATTTATTCCTGCATATGTAACTATTTGTCCGTATGAATAAATAGTAATAGATGACCATGCAGTTACTGGTGATATTGTAGGAGTCCCATCTATGATCACCCATATTGAATGCCCAGGTACACCATTTGCATCTATTGTTCCGCCATTATTTTCATAAACTAAAGCAGATGCTACGCCGTTGATGTTTTCTAAAGCTCCAAGTAAACCTTGAAGATATCCTTGAGATGAAATTGATACAGATGATTGCCTTCTAATTCTTAGCGAAGGGTCTGTTTCTTCGTTAATTCCAACTATACTTTGGGATGTTGGATTATTTATTGATTGAACACCTAAAACAATAGTTACAGGAACATTAATTGTATTTGGTATGGTAATATTTGCGCCAGGAGTTGCGGCTTGAAATGAATAAATAACTGTTCCAGGTCCTACACCTAATTGAGTTTGTTGTAAATTCCATAGATTACCAATATTATCAGATACAGTGTAAACAGGTTGAATATTTTGATCCAAACCATATAAATTTACAGATTGAGTAAGTACAAGATTTATTGACGTTGTAGAATATGTCCCTGCTTGTCTTTTCACTCCATTTATTGCGCATCTTTGATCTAATTGTGTGCCTACTGCTTGATCCGGATCAAATGAAGTATATATTTGTACAGCTAATTCTTGGACATCAATTTGGGCTTGAATATTTATATTAACAGCTTGGCCGTCTGGAGTATTAGAACTTAAATCAATATCTGTACCATAAATTGCTTGCAAATTTGCAGTTTGATTTGCAAGAAGTTCTGCTTGACTTGATGTGGTTATTCCTGTTGCTGTTAAACTATTTGGCATATTTAACTACCTGTTCCCGCTAAATTTATAAGATCATACTGAAATATATCTCCAGTCACAGAATAAACTGTTTGTGCTTTATAAGATATAGATGATCCTCTTTGTGCATTTAGACTTATATTTAATTGTAAAATACCCGTAACACCTGTAGTATTCAAAATAATTGAACTAACATTGAGATTTAAAACTAATTCATTTTTAGAACCACTTAATAAATTAAACCAATCAATACCAGCCGTAATATCAAAAAAACAATCACCTAAAAAAGACAATAAACGTGTTTTTATATTTTGTTTTATAGCATCATTTCCAGATAAATAATAATTCAAAGATTTTCCAAATAGCCAATCGTTATTTTGATTTAAAGCTCGTACTATAGTCATTATTACCTCACTCAATCAACTGCGCTATATTAGATGCAATGCTAGTGATATTAGTTCCTATCGTCGTTATTGCAACCGAATTTACTGGTATTCCGCTTATTCCTGTTACTGGAACACTAGCCACATTAAATGTACCAGGAATAACAGTAATTGCCGATATAGCTGTCGTTAAATTTTCTAATTGAGTACATAAATTTTGCAATAATGTATTCAAAGAAGTTCCATTTGTTAATGTTAATTTGTTAGTTTGGGGATTAATCCCGTTTTTAACAGTACCGTTTGTTATGATAGCACGTATTGCATCATAATTTTCTATAACTGTGTTTAAATTATTTGGACCAATTAGTGCTACAGCATCAGAAAAAGAATGAAGCCGTGGAGATTGATTAGCACTTGTTGTTGATCCAGAGTACCAATTGTCAATATCTCTGTCGTTGAACATTAATATACATTGGTCTCCTTTTGAAATAGGAAAAGTAATATGGCAAGTTCCTCCTCCCAAAACAATAACCGGACAATCTGCAATAATAGGATAATCTACTAAAAAAGGCACATGTTGTTTACTAGTCGAATCTGTTTTAAAATATGTTTTTTTATAATTTAATGTTACTTGGACGGTTTGATTGTCTGGATTAAAACTTTGAATAGTTCCTAAATGATGACAGTTTAAATTTAATAATGTTTGTTTTTGGTATAAATCAAGCAAATCTTTTAAAGATGGATTACGGACAGGATTAAGATTTTGATTTATACTAGGTACACTCATGTTACTCTTTCTAAAGGCGCTGATGGTGAAAAAAATTCTAGGGTTGTAATGGCATCTCCGCAAACTGCCGGTGAAATTAATGCTTTATGAGTCATAGATGTTACTTTGTAATAACCATTTACATTATTATTTTGATTATAACTTGCACTATTTAATTCCTGAAATGTAGAAGAATTTAATTCTATAAATTGACCTATAATTATTCCAGGCTCAAAAATCATGTTAACAGTAACAATACTATTTTCTCTTAAAGGTGTATCTAAAAGTCCACTTTGATTATTAATAAGAGCTACGTTACCACTAATGCATTCATGATCAGCTAAAATATATGTTTGTCCATTATCTATGAAAAAAGCATTTCCAGTTAAATTTCTCAAAACATCCCCTGCATTTCCAGTGTATGACGTATATCTAGATGTTTTTAATAAAGAAGATGTGCCTTTTTCATAAATAAATGATGGACCAATTGCTCCAAAAGTTGTGTTAGGCATGTAACTCATTAATTTTTTATAAATACTTTGTAATGGTGTACCCGCTGGAAATCCCGCTGTCCCTGGTATTAAACCATTTATAAAACCATCTCCTCCGTCATAACATTCGATTGTAGTAATAAAGTCAGTACCTTCTCGAAATGACCACGCTTGACTTATATTCCCTATAAATATTACGGGTAGATTTGTTCCATATCCTGCATATAACTTTAAATTTCTAATTGTAGAATAATCAGACATGTCATATCTAATTAAATTTCTATTTTTTGGAGATAAATTATATATTCTTATATTACAATTATTTATTCCACCTAAATTTTTTCTAATTATATTAAATTCAATAGTAAATGGTAAAAATATTTGCAAGATACTATTATCAGCAAGTTCTATATTTAAAAAATAGTTTCTATCTAATTTATATTGTGCCATTTAAATCTTTCATGAAGGTGCATTATTACTTAATAATATAGCATATTCGTCAATTTCTGTTTGGTCTAAAATATATAGATTAAAATTACCGCTTGAAAAATCTTGTTGTTGCGTTGGTTCTCTTAATAATGTTGTAAAACATCCCAATCCAAAAGGTATTTGATTTATAAATTGATTTAACATATTTGGTATTACTACTATTCTTATTCCATTTAGGATAAATTTTTCATACGTTAAATTTGTTATAAACCAACCTTGTTGTGAATTACTATAATAAAATGTTACTGTAAGTATTTTTCCATTATATAAAATAAAATACTCCTGGAAAACTTGCAGAAGTAGGGCCTTTTAATCCGTCACTTAATGACAATCTATTGGGTGGAGTTGATATACCTTGACTAGTTACTGAAGATGATTGGTTAGATAATCTTCCTTGTGAAACAGAACTTTGAGGTAAAGATGTTGCTGATTGTGCTGTTCTTATTTGTTTAAAAATACATTCAAATGTAGAGATAGTATTTGTATCTTCTCCTTGAACTGGCCTAAGTTTTTCTATCACCATATTTTGAAATATAGCCCATGGAGTTTGTATCGTGAAAAATGTTCTATTGTACCAATATCCATAAAATGTTTGAAATGCTGTTTGTTGTTTATTTTGCGCTGGCTGAACAGCAATTGGGAAATTACCAGAAATTACACTTGTACCATTTCCTGATAAAGATGCCCAAGCAGCAATTGCTGAATTTATTGCATTTGTTGCAATTTGATAAGCTTGAAATGCTTGGTTATATGCAAGTGTTGCAGTTAAAGAGACAGAAGGAGCATAAGAATTTATTGATGTTAATTTTTGAGAAACTGTTTTTAATGGTTGTAAAATTCCTGGAACGACATCATTTAACTCTGAAATAAAACCTTTTGTCGTTACACGTACAGGTTTAAGAGCAATCTGGTCTTGAATTGCTGTATTATCTTCGATGTAATGATCTGTAATATCAGAATTTAACTCAAGAGATTGCTCTCCTTCGTAATCAAACATAAATGCTGGAGGTTGTTTAGCTTGTGAAGGTGTACCATCAGAATTAGGAGGATTTTGTGGCTGATATCCTTGTGTTTTACTTGGAATAACAAGAGCTAAATTTCCTAAATTTGCAGCCGTTGTCGTTACATTTGATAATAAAGGTGAGGCTGTAGAGATATTTGGGCTAAATGATGGCAATGACATACTATGTTGCCTGACTTTGTGCTGATAATTGTTTCCACGCATCAACTATAGATTTATTCACAGATTCCTTTATTTGACCGTATTCTTTTCCTTCATGTTGAAAATACAAATTTTGATTTATGCTAGTATTATTAACTTTATTAGATGAATTTTGTGTATAAGGAACAGGTGGAGTTATTACTCCCTGTTGATTATTTGGTAAATAATTAAATATATTATTTAATATATCTTTAAA